CTTTTTCATTTCTTTCTATATAATTCAAATGCGAACTTGATATTCCTGTTAATTTAGATAATTTTTCTAAACTATATCCGCTTTTTAATTCTGATCTCTTTCAATAATATTTCTATTCTCATCTTTCCACCTTGTCTTTAGTATGTTCTATTTACTCTTATAGCATACATTTTATCCACTTTGGTGGAAATGTAATATTTTCCAAAAAGAAAAGAAGCCTTTTAGACTTCTTTTGCTCTTTCTAGTATTTCTTTGAAATTATTAGTTTTGGCATAATATTTTAGACTTATTACACTTAAAACTAAATAATCAGCTAATAACTTGTTGTACTCTTTCTTGCTTTTTATATTGAGATTTTTTATCATTTGTAAAGATTTTAAATAATATTCTTGCATATGATCACCTCTATATTCATTGTATCACATTTTATGTTAATTGTTTGTTGTAATTTGTCGAACTTGTATTTTTTTCTGAAAGTACTGAAAATACTGCATTTCATTGTGTCGTTAAAATCAATTTTAAGCCGTTTTTATTTTTGAACAATATAGTTTTATGCCTCAAATTTTAGTTTAAAATTTATTTTTATCATTTTCGACATAATTTAACAACATTTTTTGTTATTTTGTGATATAGTGTAGAAAAAAGGAGGAATCTTTATGAAAGAAAATAAAATAATCTGTATTATATGTTCTATAATTACTATAATTTTTCTAATAGCCTCATTAATATTATTTTCATTTAATAATACTAACGATAATGATAGTAGTACAATTAATTATCTACAAAATATAGCACTTAATATTTTTACTGGCACCATTTTAAGTTCGCTTACAGCATTAATATCTTTTAATGTTCAAAAAGAAGAAAAAATATCAAAGTTGAAATCCAACATAAAAAAAGATATTACAAAATTTGAAGATATTTTCTTATCAATTGAATATATTTATGATAAAGATAAATTACATAACGAGTTGATTAACTTAAAAGAATACGAAAACAATAAAACTTGGTTTGAAAGCTTTACTTTTAGTAATAAAGAAATACTAAAATCAAACATAGAAAAATTAAAAGGTTTAAGATCAATTGGTACATTAGAATTGCAATCAAACATTGATGAATTGTTAAAACTAAAACCCAAACTACAAATTAAAGAGTTTCAACTTTTCAAATCTCAGCTTAACACTATTAACAATTTAATTGGATACTTTAAAATTAACTCACTAGAATCGAACATTCCAAAAGTTTATAAAAAAATTCAAGACATTATTTTTGAATGCCAAGATGAAAATGGTCAACAAATATTAAACGATATTTGTTTAAAAGATAATTATATTTATCCAACCACCAAAAAAAATCTTATTATAGATACTTTGAAAACAATAATTTCAGAATTGTAAAAGGCAGAATAAAAATCTGCCTCTTAATTAATTATTTATTTTTTGTTCCAACAATAATTGGAAAATCTTTCATCCATTCGCCATACATTATTTCACTCCTCCAAGCCATTTACAGAAGCCTATTTTATAATTGTTTGTTCCATTTACTTGATATCTAACCATAGCTCTATCATTAAATATTCCAAAACAATCACAGCTTTCTCTTGGATCTAAACTACCAATTCTTTTTGTACAATTTGTATCTGCATATACAATCTCACTTGTACTACCATTTTGATATGTTCTCACTTCTTCATCACTCCCATTTTCTATTTCTTCATTATTTATTGGTTTATCTTCTAAATATGATTTAATCATGTTTAAAAATCTATCCCAGCCAAGGTCTAATGTCCTGTGTGGACAATATTTATTTGCAAAATCTTGATGTTTTTTAACTCTATCAATTCCCCAATTATATTGTTTCAATAAATATGCTATATATTCTGCAGCTAACTTTTCTGCATCATCAAATCTTTCTCCACCAGATTTTGAATAACATATTTCTATAGAAATTCCTTTTCTATTGCCTTTACCATTTCTTCCGTCACCTGCGTTCCAGCTGTTACGATTAAATGATATTCCTTGCACTATTTGAACATTATCTATAGCACAATGAAATGATGTTTTATTGTTATTCCCTATCATGTATGATACTTCTGCCATTGCAGATGCATCATTTGCCGTATTATGAACTATAATAAATTCTGGTTGCATTTCATATGGACATTTTATGTCATATTTGTTTTGTGGTACTAACATTCTAGTTATCTGCATTGCTATCATCTCCTATTCCGTTTGTTTCTGAATTTGAGAAATCATTTTCTGCAACATTTTTATTGTATAATTCTTCATCGAACTCTACATTTTCTATTACTATGTTATCTCCCATAACTATTCCTCCTCTACTTTAATACATTTATTTTCAAATTTCTTATATGCATCAAAGTATAACTCTTTTTTATCTCCGTTATATGTAAGTTCATAATACATTCCATCAGGTAAGCTTGTACTTAACAATGCTTTACTATTTTGTAATGTTTTGCAACTCCATACTACAAACACATCAAATTCAGGAATATTATCACTTTTGTCTAAATGTTCAAGTGTATATTGTTTTACTATTTCTTTACATTTTTCAATAAATTCTTTACTTCCCATAATTAATTTTCCTTTCTTGGCACATAATCTAAAGCTTTTTTGGTCTCATCAAATACTGATTGAACAAAACTTTTTACTGAATCTCTTGTTATAAATAGACTTAATGGCTTTGGTATTGTTATTGATATTATTTTATCTATAACATAATTCAATTTGTTTTCATTATCACCTTGTCTAAACATCTCTTCTGCTTTTACTATTAAATCTACTGCTGTTGCTCTTAATCCTTTTTTCTTTATTTGCCAAACCAAATACAATATAAAAGCTAATATTGCAATTACAACTATTGCTATTTCTATTATTGTTGTTGGATTCATACTTATTACCTCCTACTTTTTTGTAACCATTTTTTCTAAGTTTTCTTCTATGAAAAACTTAAGTTTTAAGATTTCATTCATTTCTTCTTTTGTAAAATTTACTTTATCTTTATTTTCATATTGAATTGCTAAAAAGCCTATTGCTTCTCTTTCTTTGTTATTTAATATAACATCAAAAAATGAAGCCACTCCCTGGTCTTTTTTTAACTCATATGTTGCTGGCATTGTACTTTTTATTTCTTCCAAATCATTTATTTTTAATTCTCCACGATTTAACAAAGCCTTGATAAATCTAGGTATACAACTTAATGGAACTGATTGTAATTCCTTCTGGTGTCCCTTTATTCCTGCTCGTACAACTTCATAACTGCATGATGTTTTTAATGCACTTCTTCCATTTGCGTAATGTATACCGTTGTGAAAATCATAAATTTGTACTCTGTCAGCTTTTAAAAACTCTTTTACACTCTCTAATCTATTTATAATGCACATATCAATATTACATTGTTTTTTTATCTTTTGTGGCAGTGTTTCTTCTATTTCCTTTTTGGATTTTATCACTGCCACAATTAATGCTGTTATAGATAATATTAGTGGAGTTAGTTTTGTAAAAAAACTCGTTATTGTTTCCACATTCTATTCCTCCTCTGTATTTTTTACAACTTCTTCTGTAGAATCTTCTAAATCTACATATGTATCTTCTACTAGTAATGTCAATTCTGCAAATTCTTCATCACTGATTTTGCTCATTGCATAAAATACATTTAATTTGTTCTCTATGTCTGTCTTTTCTTTGTAATATTTCTTTGTGATTAGTCTCTTTAATAATTCAGTTATCATCTTTTACACCTCACTTTCTAAATCTGTTTGCATGTTATTCAATAACATTGCACTTGTTTCTGTTGTACTTAATAATTGTTTTATCTCATCTATTTGTGTCTGCAATTTTTTATGTTCTATTTCTGCATCTTTTAAATATTTTACATTTATAATCGGATTTACTTCTGATGATTCAGCTGAGATATTTGTTATGTTTTTATATGTATGTGCTTTATTGTATATTTCATCTAATACTTTTCTCTGGGCTTCTGTACATTCTAACAATTTTGGTTCTGCTAATAGATAACTTATTATAAGCACTTCATCTTGTAAATACATATAAAAAGCTGTAACATAATTATCTACTGTTAATTTTTGTCCATACTTTTTCTCTACATCATCAAATGGCAATGAAATTAAGATTTTATTTTGTCCCTGCCAAGATTGTATTCCAGTACTCTTTCCATTCCACATCGAATCTGCTTGTCTTGGAAGTTTGTCGCAAAAAATATCATTTCTAACAGAACTTATTAACAAATCTTTAATTTCAAACACTCTAACAATATTTCCATTTTCTTTAAAATCTGCAAAACTTCCTCCTGCTTGTGAACCCATATTCTGTCCATCAAAACTCATTGTTTTCCAATTATGTTTCTCATACCATTTTCCATCTTGTTTTACAAAAGTATCACCTTCAAACATCGGTTGTTGAACATCTACTAAATATGATTGTTCTTGATTCGGTACATAGTCTATATCTTCATAACTAAACATTATATCAGAGTATTTAATATTACCATTATTAGAAGTCCCATTGCATCTAAAGAAAATTTTAGTAATACCTTTCGGAATAAAGCTACAACTTATTAAATTATTAGAAACTTTATAATTTTCTAATATGTCATCTCCATTAGTATCTTTAATACCTATATTAGCTGCTGAACCTGTTCCTGCTACATATTTACATTTTACATATACTCTTTTTCCTGTTTCAAATTTCTGTGTTGTAGTTATTCCTTTCCAAAATCCATTTACTCCTTGTAATTCCAACACACCATTTTTATTATCAACTACACTTACTTCTGATGTCGATTTAACATTCTCTGTATTAAAAATATTTTCATTTTTTATATCAACTTTTGCACTACCATAATTGTAAGGAGAATATGGTGTTGCTATTATACCTTTTTCTAACTTAATATCAACTTTAGCATTTTTTGGAATTACATTTGTTTGACCATTTGTACTAGTTGGTATCATAAATCTTACACTTGGATTTGAAATTTTAAAAGCAAAACTTTTCACTAAAATTTCTCCCAAATATTGATTTCCTAAATATTTTTTATCTTTATCATATAGTCTTAGTGCAGTATTTAAGCTATCAAAGCCAAAAGAATTTATTTGATAAAGGGTATAATCTATATTAGGAAGTATAGGAATAAAATCAACACTTCTAATATAATATGGGTCTGTAATTTTATTACCAGTAGCAACATCAATAGTACCCATCTCCCAACCAGGGAACAAATTCACATTATCCCCAACACTCTTTACTGGACTCGGATAATCTAGTGAAGGACTTGCTCCGTATTGTTCGTATGGTTTGTCTTTATTCTCGTAGTCTGTCAATAAAACTTGCAAAGTTCCACTAACTAAAATTCCAGTATTTTGTTGCTGAACATATATTTGTTGCAAAACATCTCCTGCACTTAAAATCAAATTAGGAGAAACCCTTACATAACTTGATTCTGTTTTGCCATTTTTTATTAATTTTACTGACAAAATTGCATTTGTTAAATTACCAAAAGCTTTTAAATACATTTGTTTAGTTATTTCCAGTCCTTTACCATCATATACAACTAACATATGTGTAAACATTCCTGTAGTTGTTCCCTGATACGAAACACTTGACTCATCAATTTTTGTTATAGTAACACCAGCACTTTGAGTTTGTGTAGATGTTATTTTAAATTGATTATATCCCTCTCTAGTATCTTGTTGGTGATTTCCACAAATCTTAATTTCACATCTTGCCTCTGAACTATCTTCTAAATGTATATTCTCTCCACTCGCCTCACCAATTGTTGCAATACTTTTTATATCTTCTCTCAAGCGTTCGTTTTCAGCTTGTATTTCCTTAATTGACTCTTTATTTAAAGTTATCTTCCCATCTTGTTCTTTATCTTTTGTATTTATGTTTTCTAGGCTTTTATTTATAATTTTTATATCTTCTGTATTTTTAGAAATCTTTCCATCTCTTGTTTCATTGCTTTTTTTTAAAACATCTATACTACTTTTATTTGTTTTATTGTCTTCTTTTAATGTACTTATATCTTTTTGCGCTTGCATTAATTCTTCTGCATTGTTATCTACTATATCTTGTATTTTATCCCAGTTTTCATTTAAATAACCTTGCACATCAAATTGTTCTGTAGAATTTACATCTCTATGTATATTTAATTCTTCAATCTTTTTTACTGCCATATAATCCTCCTTTTAATCATCAGTTTCATACCAGCCACTACCTGCTACTTCAAAATAACTAGTATCAGTTACTTTTAATTTTTTAGCAGAGCTATATACTGATTGTATTCTTATTTTCCCATCTTGAGGAATAAATGTCGTATTCAAATTATCTTCCAACAATGAATATACTAGAGCCACATTCAACGATTGCTGTCCAAAATACTTGTCTCTTGGTACAAATGGCAAACCTTCAATAACAGCATAATTTTCAGTTCCATTTAATTTTGTAATTTTACCTCTTACATAAAAATCCACAAAAACAAGTTTTCCTATTCTTTCATATTTTCCGACTTGAGTAGTATATGTTATGGTTGGAGCTTTATTCTCTACAGTATTGATGCTTGGAGTCCATTTTCCTTCTTTCATTTTATCTTGCTTTCCAGTTTCAATATTATTTTGAAACTCAGTCATTGTGCTTTGATTTAACTTTGTTACCTTATTTATCCAATCTATTAATTTCATTGAATTTTTCCTCCATTTCTTTAAGTCTTATCCCTAATTGTTTTATTTGTATATCTGTTGCTCTTTGTTTTAATATTAAAAATTGTTCATAATCTATAGTATAATAAGTTGTTTCATCACCTTCTTTGTACAAAGTTTCTTGTACAATTTCGTAATCAAAAGGATTTTTATTATATTTTTCAAAAATCTCCATTAGATCTTGTGCTAGAATACCAAATGAAATTAAGCCATTTCTATTTGCAACTTTAAATTGTTTCATTTCTACTTCATTTATTATTTTTATAAAATCATCATCAATATCTTTTATTTCTTTTTTCAATCTTTTATCTGATAATGTTCCAACATTAGTTGTATCTACCCAAAATTGAAGTTGGCTACCAGTCCAATGGCACCTATACATATGATCCAATGTTTTTCCATACATTGCTTTTCCTTCACCATTTACTACTAATTTAGGTGTTTCTATTCCATCATAAGATACACTAGAAGATTCACCATTACATTCAACATAGTATCCATATTTTTGTAGACATTGTAAAACTTCTGCACCAGCACCGGCTGAATAATACTTCAGATAAAGATTATTAGGATATAATTCCAGTATATCATTTCCCCATTTTAGTTTTATTTCACCTGGTGCAATTTGTGTTTTATAATAACCCCCATCTTTTTCTGAAGTTATTTCTAATGGTATATCATTTTCTGAATAATTTCCTACTATTTTAGCTCCATTCAAAATAGCATTAACACATTTCATAATTCCATTTTTATCAACACTAAAATTATCACTTTTGATAGTAATTTTTTTACTAGATAAGTTTATTTCATTACCTGCTAACAAATTTAAAATATCATTTGCTGATAATTCAATTTTATTTGCATTAATTCCGAACTTTTTCAGCACTTTGATTAATCTTTGAAATAATTTCATCTTCTCCAACCTTCTTTTTTACTTCTTGATTTATTTCTTCTGCTTTAACATTAATTGCCGCGTTCATTTCAGTTGTTTTAGAATAACTTTCAAGCTTTTTATTTACATTAATATCAACTTTTTCTGCTGTTTGATTTATTGCACTATTCATTTCAACCTTTGAAGCATAAATATTAGTCATATCATTTTTAATTGCAAATTTAGCTTTTAAACTTGCTGTATAGTTTTTTATTGATAATGTATTTGTACCATCAAATAATTCAATTGAGAATGCCCCTAAATCCTCTATTGTTTCTTTTACCTTAATTGTTCCATCCGAATTAATTCGACGAATTATTTGAGCTTTTCCGTCTTTAAAAACATACTCATCATAAACGTCGTCTTTTTGTCTTAATACATCTTTAATTTCTAATTCATATTCCTTTGAATTTCCTTTTGAATCTGTTATTACAATTATGCTATCTCCAAGTAAATACAAATCATCACTTAAAACTACATCATCACCAATTTTTAAACTACTAAATACATCATTGTTTCCATATATGTGTAACTCAATTAGTTCTCCTGAAACTGCATTTTCTAATGATATTGTATTATTTCCTTCAATTGTATTTGTTGTTTCTTCTATGTGCGATACCTTATCACTTATACTATCTATTGTTTGTTCATGTTGTGTAAGCTTTTCAGTATTTTCTGTTGTTTCTTTAGCTAATTGAGTTAATTTTAAATTTTCTTCGTCTATTTGACTTTGAATTTTTCTATTTATAACTTGTTGACTCTGTTTTCTTGTTGTTGTATCTTGTTTTTGTTTTATTGCTATTTTACTTTTTATGTCTGCTATAAATCGTTTGTTTAATGTCATTTCGCCTTGATAAATTACCTTTTTGCCATCAATATTAATAATATCTCCAATATCAACAGCTGGATTTATTATTGTTGTTCCTTCAAAACTATAAAAATCTAAATCTTTTACAGCATCATATATTTTTTGGATATCATCTTCTTCGCTAATAAATAAATTCTCTTGTCTAATCCAAAGTGTATCTTTTGTTTCATCTCCTACTTTAAATGATTCTGTTCCATTCTCATAAGCTACTCTTGATATCTGATGTCCTTCACCCCATTTGTAAGTTTTAAATAACCTTTGAGGAATTATTTCTTCATCTTCTCCTAGTTTTTTTATTTGAATTTTACCAGTTCTACTAGCACAACAAAATCCTCCTGCTTTTTCTGAGATATAACTCATATACTCTCTTGCTTTTACTTCATTGTCATAAACATATATTTTTTTATTAGAATTAATAAAAGAGCTTGTTTCTAATTCAAGCCCTTTCTTTTTACATATATCTTCTGCTATTTCACCTAAAGTTGCATAGCCTTTTTTCTTTATCAATTCACTAGCATCATAATATCCATCGTCTGTATCTAATTTTATAATATTATCTACAGCTTTTATATTTATTACATTGTCATCTTCATTGTCATAGTTATCTACATTATAAATTCCGTATTGGCATCATCTCAAAACTATCATCATGTTTTGCTAAACTTTTTACTTGTAATTTGTTTAGATCACATACTAGCATTTTATTTAGTTCTGCAACTGTTATTGCATGATTTACTAAAACACCATATTCTATTCTTATTGTCTTAGCGCTTATTATTCCAGAACTTTTGTGTATTTTCATCTCTATGTATTGACTTGGAACACTTCCCAACTCTAATTTTTCATCAAATAGTTCTCCTCCATGTTTAAAATCTAGCAAATATTTGGGATTTAATAATACATCATCTATATAAATATTAGTAACTGTTAGTGCATTGCTTTTATATATTGTTTTTATTGCTTTTTCTGTTAATCCTTTATACATCGTTTACCTCCAAAACAATTTGCTTTTGTGCATCTGTTAATTCTTTTTGCATTAAATTAAATGATGTTTTCCATTTTGTCTTTTCTGTTTCTGTTCCTTTTTCTGTTTTTATCATGTCAACTTTTCTTTTTGAAACTCTGAATTTTACGCCTTCTAAAAAGCCACCTGGTACTACTGGAACTTTTACATCTAATATTAATGGATTTTTAAATGTTTTTTGACATAATTCTTCTGCTTCTTCTTCTGTATTAAAATCCCATGACATAGAAAGCTTTAACATTCCTACTGCAATGGGATTATCAATTAAAGAACCATCATCGTTTGATGTATAACTATCTTTGTCTGTATCTTCTATGTCTGCACTATATGTACTTGGTGTTGGTAAATTTTCTTCTTTTCCATGTTCTCTCCATAACATAATTTTATCCTCCTATTAAAGCTTCTATATCTTTTCCTGTTCTTCTTGTTTTATCTCTTAAATCATCCAATAATATTTGTCCTAGTTTTTTATTTCCTACATTAATTGTTAAATTTATTGGTCTATCGCTATTATCTAATGATGCAAAATCTGATAATACATCTTCAAATGTATTTGCAATATTTGATGGTTGAATATTTATAGGATCTATTTTAGGTTGAATTGGATTAAATCTAGTTATTGAATCAGTATTAATTGTATATGACATCATGTTTGCCAAATTTTCTATTTCACTTTTTACTTTATTTGTATTAGCCTTTATTCCACTTACCATTAAGTCTATCATATCTGGCATATATGTATGAAAATTGCTTAATGGTCCATCTTCTGGCTCAGAAAATCCCAATAAGCTTTTTATTTTATTTGCCACTGAATTTACTGCACTAGTAACTCTTCCTATGTTGTTTTTAATACCTGAAGCCATATTGCTCACTAAATCTTTCCCCCATATTTTCGCATTATTCCCAAGGTTATCAAATGTATTATGTATCATTGTTGACATGTTTGACAAATTTTTATCATCTTTTATTTTCTTCCAAGTATCTGATATTTTTGTTTTAATATTATCAAAATTTTCATTTGCATTTATTTTTATCTTATCCCACACATAAAAAACATCATCTTTAATCTTATTCCATTTTTCACTAGTAATATTTTTTATATTACCCCATGTATTAGAAATTTTATTCTTTATATCATTAGATACTTCCAATATATTATTTTTTATACTTTGCCATGTTTGTTTTATATTATCAATTAAACTTGTAATTCCATTTAACAATCCTTGAATTATAAATTTCCCCATTTCAGTCATTACTAACGATGGTGAATGGATTTTGAATACATTTTTAAATCCTTCTATAAATGGTGTAAATATATGTTCATGAATCCATTGTCCAATTCCAGACATTGCATCTACAATTCCATTAAATACTCCTCTAGTAATATCTCCACCACATTCTTCAATTTTTTGTTGAAAATATTTTTTTGCATTATCAATTGCTATGTTTATTTTTTCTCCAATAATCCAGCCTAAATTAACTAAACTTGCACAGGCAGAACCCAAAGCTTTAAAGATTGCATCTGATACTCCGTTCCAATCAAATCCCTTTATAAAATCTAATAATCCATCAACAACAACACTCCAATCAAAGGCCTCAAAAAAACCTGTTATTGAATTAAAAATTCCTTTTATTCCAACCGATAAAGTATTGCCTAAAGCATTCCAATTAATATTCTTAATAAAGGAACTTAATCCATTTCCAACAGCTTTTCCAAAGTCTTTCCAATTAAATGTCGTTAAAAAACTTTGTCCAAAATATATAATAGTATTTATACCTTGTGCAAATGTATTTCCAACCTTATTCCAATCAGTTTCTTTTATTCCACCATTAAAAAATTGTGCAATATTAGTTCCTATTTTCTTTGCTGTATTTTGAATTTTATCCCAAGGTATACTATTTATTGCTTCATTTATTTTTTTACCAATTGTTTCCCCTACTTGATACCAATTTCCTTGTTTTATCGCATCAATTATTGGATTAGAATTACTATCCATTTTTGATAAATCTATATTAGGATTGTTTGAACTATTTTCATTATTCTTATTATCTGAAACATTGTTAATTTCGCTATGTACACTTGATAAAGATTTACTTGCTTGTTTTGCACTACTTGATGTATTTTTCATTGATGAAGCTGTTGTTTTAGCGAATATGTTTACTCCTGACATTGCATAAACTACACTTTGAATAGCTTTCATCAATTGATATACTAAACTAGTTACATATTGTATAACTGGTGCAAATACACTTCCCATTGCATATTTCATATATTCTATATTTGCACTTAATTGTTGTGCTTCTTTATTTTGACTTCCTAGCCAAGCCTGAGCACTACCACTTAATGTAGAGTAAACACTTCTTAAACTAAATAATGCTGTAGCATATTTTAATACATGTCCTAGTCCATTTTTTATTCCACCATTCCATTGTTTTATTTGATTTTTAATTTTAATTGTTATTCCTGATATATTATTTATAGATGGTGTTATTTTCTTTAAACTTGAAAAAAAGCTAGAGAAAAAGTTTCCTTTGCCACCTTTTTCTAGCTTATCTTTTTTATTGTTTAATCTTTCTAATTCTGCTTCAGCTTCTATTATTTCTTTAGTGTTTAAATGTATCTTACCCTCTTTTGCGTTTTCTAGTTTTTCTTCTACCTCACTTATTTTATATTTTACTAATTCTAATTCTTTTGAGCCTCCAACTTGTTGCATTTGATCTTTAAATTGTCTAACAAATGGAATAACTTGTTGAATTTTACTTCTTATCATATCCCATAAATTAATTGAGTTTGTATCTGGTTTTATATTTTCTGTATTATTATTAATGCTTCCTCTATATCCAGTTATTTTGGTTTCTGGAGTTTTAATTTCAGGTGCTTTTATTTCCGGAATTTTAACATCTTCTGATGTACTTTTCAGTGTCTTTAAATGTCCTGTTAATTTCATTATTTCTTTAGAATAACCAGTAATATTCTTTATATTAAATGTTTGTCCATTTATTGTCATTCCACTAATATCGTTTGGATCAAAATTACCATTAGTATTTTCTTTTGAACCTTTTATATTATTACTTTTTATGCTTATATCCCCGTGCAGTATGTTGCTTGTGTAATGCATCTAATTCTTTTTTTACTTGTCTTATTTGTTTTATTGCTTCTGCATTTGTTATTTTAATCTTTATTTGATTATTTTCAGAACTCTTTTTCAAATTTGCTAATTGTTTTTTTACTAGCAACAATGATTGATTGATATTTTTTTGAAACGCTTTCATATCTACTTTTGAAAAAGCTTCTTGTGCTTGTTTCATTACTTGTTTTATTGTTGGTAAAAACTTCTCAAATTCTTTTAATGCTTCTTCTACTTTTGCAGTTACAATGATTTCTATCTCTTCCACTGTCATAAGCTAGTCCTCCTTTCATTTTTATATTTTTTGTTATATAATCTATCTATCTTATCTTAGAAAGGTGGTGAAAATATTGAATCCATTAAATAGTTTTAGACATCATATGATTGATTTTGAAGTACATAGAGATTCTAATCTTCTTTACACTATAAAAGGTCTAAAAAACACCGAAAAGGGTAGTAATAAAAAATATATAGGTTTTTATCCAGACGCTGATATTCAGATAGGTGATGTTTTATCTAATCCAAATTCAAACATTAAATACTTTGTCACTGATATTGACACCTCAACTTATAATGGAGAAATTTATCAAATAAAAGCTTACTATCAAAATACATCTCCTTCTTCACAATCTCAATCAACTATATACAATATTAGCAATGCTTCAAATTCTATTATTGGTAATCAGCAACAAGCAATATTAAATAATTCTTCATTTAACATTGATGATTTAAAAAAACTCATTGAACTTTATGGAGAAAAAGATAAAGAACAATTATATGAGTTAGTTGAATTATTGCGACAATCAATGGAAAATGATGATTTTCATAAAGGCAAACTATCAAAATTCAGCGATTTACTTGCCAAACACTCTTGGTTACCAACAGCTATTGCTCAAATTCTAGCAGCATTTATACAGATGCCACATTAATTACAGGTGCTTCGGCACCTTCTTTTTTTATTTGAAAATCTCCTTCAATTATCACTTGTATATCATTTGTCTTTATACTTGTAATGTTGTCATTTATTATTATTTCAACCATATTTCCTCCCAATAAAAAAACACCTACCTAAGTAAGTGTTTTTATTTTATTTTTATTAATACATAGATGCTTCTACAATTTTAAAAGTTGCATTCTTCATTGCATCTAATTTTTCTGATTCCACATATTCAAACAACTTGAAATCTTGGCTTTGTCCAGCATTCAAACTATTAGCATATATATAATCACTTATAATTCTTGAGCCATCTGCATTTACTGCTTCTATTTGAATATTAAATGATTTTGTTTCACTTGTTTTATTTGTTACTTTTACAACAAGTTGTGTATCTATTATTCCATATTCTCCTTTTGAAACTTCAAATTCTCCAATTTGAACATCAACATCGTTTGTTAATACTTCTTCTGTACTATTTCCAGTTGCTTTATCAAGATTTTTTCCTATTGTATCAAGAGACTCTGATAAAGCTTGTTGAGAACTAATAGTTATCACCATTGCTAAAACACATATAATTATACCAGCTATTGCTTGTCCTTTACTTGCCTTTTTTATTAAAGAAACAATCCCAAATAAAATTCCTATTAATCCTAAGATGAATGAAATATTATTTAAAATTGGAATAAATGATGTACATATTCCTATTATTCCCAATACTAATCCTGCAGTAGCAAAGCCACTTTTTTTCTTTTCTTCCATAATGATTCCTCCTTTTATTTATCCTATAAAAGGATTATACTACTTTACTTTTGCAAAATCTGTCGAAATTTGTCGAAAATATTGTTTTTTTAAAATAATTCTTTATAGCAATCTCTAATAAGTATTGATTTTGCATTTTGATTCATACAATCACCTGCAATTAATTTATTTGTCGTTGCTTCATTTAAATTAATTTGCGTTTTTAAATCATCATTTCTTTTTATTAAATTAGCTTGGCAATAATTAACTATATCTTTATACCTTCCATTCCAAAATTCACTAGGTTTTAGTCCAAAAAAATATGATAATAATTCTAATGAATATATTAAATCAGTTGTATTGTCAGCATTACTTACTTGTTCTAATATTCCATCTAATCCTCTAAAAATATTTCTCTTTCTGCCAATTGTCCTATTATTTTCTCTGCTGATGTCTTGATTAGTGATTCCATATTGATTCCTGATAATGGATTTGATATTTTCTGTTCCATTTCCTCTTTTGTCATTTGGCTTTTGAAAAAACCCTCATCATTTATTGCACCTGCTATTTCATTAAATATATCACCATATGCTTTGTTGTTTTCTTCTTTATAATCATCTATAAATTCAAAAACTTCATCACTTGTTTTAAATGATTTCATTCCCGCTTCATCTTCTGCAAACGCATATATTATTTTTGCTAAAGCATCTAAATCATTTTCGTTTACAGCTTTAAAATATAAATCTTCAAAATTCTTTTCCTTTAATATATTAGTTATATTTACTATTTTTCTTGTTGTAAATACTAAATTTATTGTTTTCTTTCTTGTTACTAATTCCATTTTTCTCTCCTTTGCAAAAGAGAGAAGGCTTTATTTTGTTGCCTTCTCTTTGTTAGTGTCTATTCCTATTTGTTCTGACACGACACTTACATCAGAACTAGGCTGTGGGAAAGCCGTCGCTTTCTTCCACATCACTATTTTTATATATTGTAACTGTCTCTTTTAAAAATTCTCCTACTGATACTTCTCCCATTGTAACAAACATTTGTCCTTTTAATGTTCTTACTAATGGTTGACTTCCTGATGGAGCAGTATGTGCTGGATTTTGGAAAAACCAGTACAAGTCTTTGTTCATTAAGTTTCTTAATTTTTTATGTTGTGTATGTGTAAAGTATATATCTAATTCAATCTTAGATGCCTTTTTTATTCCTGGTACTGAAAATTCATAATCTAAATCCAATGCAGATCCAGTTACTGCATCTGGTGCTTCTTCTAATGCTGGTACTTTTTCAGTAAAAGCAACTTGTGTTCTTTCTCCTGTTTTTGTTTCAGAATACCAAACTTTCACCCATTTACTTATATCAGGCATTTGGTCTGCTATTGTATTTGTGTCTTTTATTTCATTACTAGCCATTTTTTTATTCCTCCTATTATCTTATAAAATCAAATGAGTTCATTATTGCATTATAAATGACCTCAAATGTTATTGTTATACCATATTTTTGCAATATAGAATCGTATATTGCTGGGCTGGTATTGGTCCTTATAAAATTTAATTCTTGAAGTCTTGTACTAACTTCATCTGTCATTTGCATTGCTTGTCTTTGTTTTTCATTCCAACATGTTATTGATATTTGAAATGTAGACTTAATTGGAAATGCGTTTTCAGTTAAATTTACTGACTTTAAAGGTGTATGTAATTCTAAACAAGGAAATTTACTTGTTGTTGTTGGATTTGTTAATATTTGTTTATATTTTAATGTTTCTAGTTGTTCATATATTAAATCACTAAAATCTTTTATACTTAAATCTCTCATTTGCATACCTCCTTTAACATCTGATCTAATTTTTCCTTGATAATCTCTGCATTTTCATTTCTACTTTTAAATTCAGCATCTCCAAGGAAATGATTTGCCTTCATTCCATGAGCTATATAAAAGTCCATTCCTTGAATATTTACAACTGGATAAGGTAATGCTTTTTCAACCTTATTTACTGGAATAAACCATTCTGTGTAACCACTTTGAATGAAGTGTTTTGATTTTCCCACATGTTCCATCTCAGCATTAACACCAGTTCCAAAGTATTCAAAAAATAAATATGAGACTCCATTAGACATAAATCTAGAAGGATCTGCATAAACCCTTCCTTTTACCTCTTTAGTAGACATATCAACCATTTCGACTAAAATTCCTTCTGAATTATGACCTTTTTCTAGCCTTATTGCATAACCTCTAATGTTATTTAAAACATCTTCTGTTATTTCTTTTGCCATCTCTGGTACCTTTTGAATTATAGCTTCTATATTTTTAAAATTATGTTTTACTTTTATGTTACAATTAAAATTAATCATTTTTGCATTTTCTCCAATATATATAACATTGTACTACCTATTTTTAAAGTATCTTTTACATAATATTCTGGTGTAAAATCTTCTAGCTCCGATATATTTTCAAATGATATTCCATCACCTTTATTTATAAGATACTTTCTTGTAGTTCTTGCTTTATATCTACTATAGTCAACTTCTCCTGTTGATTTCCTATCGAGTTCATTTATATCCTGCTGAATATTTAAATAAGCTATACCAACATTACTTTCCTTTGCTAATTTATATACTTCTAGTTCATTCAAGTCTTTTAATGAAATTTCATTTATTTCTTTTACCGACAAGCCTTTTCCTTTATATCTCCACTTTTTTTCTGTTTCTCCGATGGTCTTCTATTTCTTTATATTCTGATATGTAGACTTTTGTTAAATCTCGTAATAACATTAAAGTAGCCTCCTTATTGTTGATACATCTATCCTTAATTTTTTTTCTATATCATTAAATGTTGAAGAAACACTTCCTTCATTTCTTGATAAAAGGCCTTCTGCTCCTCTGCATAAATATTCGGATATAACAGCTTTTTTTATGTATGGAAATAACTTTTTATCATCTTCTTTTCGATTAGAAGCAGCACAGGCAATAGAAGTCATATCATCTATTATGTCTTTTATTACATTATCTGTATCTTCAATGTAATTTGCTCCTAATCTTTGCTTTATTTGTTCTAACATCTATTGCCTTCCTTTCTATCCTTTTGAGATTATTCTTGCTATAGCGATTTCTTTATGGTTATATGTATTTCCATCAGAACCTACTACTAAATCCCAGTTTGCTCCATCTGCTAATTCTTCATCTGTTGGTGAATCTGTTGCTTGATTTTTCATTAAGTAACTAACACCATGAGGAGCCATTACTTTTCTTTGTCTTTCATATAAGTAATCTCTATCATTATCAGCATCTCTATCCATTTCATGAGGTACTTTTGCTCCTAAGTCTTCATAGTCAAATGCTCCTTTTCCGAAAACATAAGTAACATACTTAGAATCTCCATATCCTGAAACTTCATAATAGTTTCCAATATTTTCAACAGAAGGTTCTGCAACTGCTGTATAATTTGTTCCGCTTTTTGTATAATATGTTTTTCTTTCTGTTAAAGTTTTATCAGAAGTTTTTGCATATATTGGGTCTCCCTCTTCTTCTGTTATTTCGTCATATTCAATTAATAATTTTCCATTCCATGTATAAACATTTAGTTCTCTTTCAATTCCATTTGGGTCATTGTATCTTAAGTTTGTTACTAATTTTTTTCCTTCTAGATTTGTTACTATTACAGAGTTTGCTACTGCTAATTTAAAGTTTCTTCTTCTATCTCCACATGCTTTTTGTAACGCTGTATTTAATGTTGTTTCAGCTACTGATGACTCTTTTTCTCCTGATATATCATATGTGTGTTTTGAAGCAAAAACTTTACCTGCATCTGATTTCATTGAGAATAATGCTTTTGTTATAATTAATAATACATCTTCCCATGCGCTATCCCAGTAATCTCCTAGTTGGTCTGCAACTTGACTCATAAAGTCTTTTTTAGATGTTACATCATATGTAAAGTCATCTTCATAAAACTTGTCTTTTCTACCAATAGCAACAACACCTTGTTTATATGTTGGTAATGTTTTTCCTTCATCATATTTTGTTTTTCCATCATAGTTTACTGGTTTTCCTTTTAATCTTCCTATCATTGGAATTATTCCATATTCAGCACCAGTTTGTGATGCAAACATTTCTCTTATTCTATTGTTTCCTTGTAATACTCCTGATTTTATTAATAAATTTAATCTTTCTTGTGGGATTGTGTCATAATAAGCACCGAATGCTCTTTCATTAAAGTATTTTTTGTTAAATGTTCCTGTACTTGTAAAATCTGCCATTTTTTATACCTTCTTTCTTTTAATTTTTATATTTTGATAATTTGCAAAGTTCTTCATAAGTCATTTGACTTTCTGGTTTAGAACCTTCAATTGAATCTCCTGTTTGAGGAGCAGGTTCTCTAGAATACTCATTTATTGTTTTTTCTCTCTCTGCTTTTGATACTTTTTCAAATATATCTAATTTTGAATTGATACTTTCAGCAGTTTCTTTTGAAACATCAATAGTTTCTATATATCCTAATGAGATACCTCTTTGACTTGCTTGGCGAATTGTTTCGTCTTTTAGTCTATAAGCATTTAGTTCATTTTCAGCTTTATTTGCTCTAGCTCTTTCTTGCTCTAATTCATAAGATTTCTTTTGATCTTCGTCCATCTTTGCAAGTTTATCAGCTTCTGCTTTCTTTGCTTCCATTTCTTCTAAAATTGCTTGTCTTTGTTTTTGCTTTTCAGCATTAATCATTTTGTTTACTTCATCTCTTGTAAAAGTTTTTTCTTTATTTTCTTCTACTTTTGACGTTTCAACTTTTTCTACACTCTCGGCAGTAGATTCCATATCTTTTTTTATTTCTTCATTATTTTCCATAACAACAGCTACATTGTTATTTAAGATCTTACTTATTTCCATAATCACCCCTCCAAAATAAAAACCTATTTATTGCGCACTTAAAAAGGGTGGCAATAAATAGGTTTAGCCTATACTTAAATAATCACTATCCTATAAACTACTCGAACATATTATCACAAATTTAAAATGGATGTAATCTTTTTTTATTAGCGTTTTAAGCCACAAATCATTTCTACAGTTGCTGGATCATAGTGAGAGAAGAATGAACTTGTGTCTTTATTTAGTGAAGCTATTGTTTGCATATCTTCTTCACTTAATTCAAAATCAAAGATATTTAAGTTTTCTTGCATTCTTTCTTTTCTAACTGTTTTAGCTAAAGATACAATTCCTCTTTGTACAAG